AATTGCTTAATTGAAGCTTTAAACGAGGAGTGAATAGCGTGGCACATTATTATAGAGAAGATGCGGTAAATCTCATTCCTTTGGAGATAGCCGCCAGAGAAGAAGTTATTTCGGTTATGGGAGAGGTTGCAAGGCTCGTTCAAGAGTTTGATGGTAAGATTTTAAACAAACGTCTTGATACTGCGCTGAAGAAGATAAGTCCACATCTATATTTGGATACATCATATAACTCTTTTATTATCAGATATAGTGTGCGACACTTCTCAACAAAGATGGCTCATAGTGAGTATGGAGTAGTAAGATTATATGACGATAACAAGGTTATATGTCATTGTTGCAAATATTCAGCAGGTGATGATTCTTGTGTATCAAGCGAAAACAGAATTATTGCTGCTCCAATTGTTGCAACAATAAATAAGAATGCGGCATATATGGATGAGGGTATTATTGAAATTCAAACTAAAATAAGCGAAATTGAGCGTTATTGCGAATCAATAACAAAAATTGAAGAGGAGCTACGAAGTTTGCAAAACGAAATTCCATTTGCCATTAAGGAATATTTTGATTTGCATCGCAGAATTACAAAGTGATATAAGGACGAGGTAAAAGTTATGAAGTATAAAGTAAAATTATCATACACAGTTGAATTATTTGTTGAAGGTAAGTCTGAAGAAGCTGTGCAAGATTGGTTGAGTCAAACCACCCCCTCACAAGCAAGGCAGCTTGCTGAACGATCTGTTTACGAAGATTATAGCGAAGAGATTATCTGTCCTGTAGCCGATAATTCAGTTGTTGATTATATTATTCCGTAAAAGGAGGATACATATGCCAGTACACGACGAACTTGGATGTCGAATGAAAGAATTTTATGAGACAATTCCAAAAACAAAATTAATGAGACGCACACCAGTTGCAATAAGAATTGACGGCAAAGCGTTTCACACATTTACAAGAGGCTTTGCTAAGCCATTTGATGATATTTTGATTAAGTCGATGCAGGAAACAATGCAATATCTGTGTGAGCATATACAGGGTTGTGTTTTGGGTTATACTCAATCCGATGAGATAACTTTAATATTGGTCGATTATAAAAAATTAACTACAAATGCTTGGTTTGATTATGAGGTTCAGAAAATGTGCAGTATCTCCGCAAGCATGGCAACTATGGCATTTAATAAGTTCTTTGTAGATAATGTAAGAGAATATGATTTGAACTGGAAAAACGGCTTAACTCCTCAAAGTGTTGAGATGCAACAACGTCACAATGATTATATGAGTGTTTTACGAGGAGCAATACTCAAAGGTGCTATGTTCGATGCACGTTGCTTCAATATACCAAAAGAAGAAGTGACAAATCTTATTTACTGGAGACAACTCGACGCTTCACGAAATAGCATTCAAATGTTAGGACAAGCATATTTTTCGCACAATGAATTACATAATAAAACCTGTAGTAACATACAGGATATGCTTATGGAACAAAAGGGTATAAATTGGAACGATTTACCTGTTCATAAGAAAAGGGGTAGTTGTTGTATAAGAAAGCCAGAGAATACTATTGGAGAAAATGGAGAGAGAGCTCATTGGGTTATCGACAATGATATACCTATTTTTAAGGGCGAGGAAAGAGATTATATTGAAACACTAATAAATTTTGAGTGAGGTAAGAATATGAAGCATATCAAAGGTGATATTTTTGAAAGCGAAGAAGATGTAATCTTACATCAAGTAAATTGTCGTGGAAAAATGAACTCTGGTGTTGCAAAGCAAGTAAGAGAAAAGTATCCTTGGGTGTATGGTGCATACAAAAACATATATAACAAACGTGGTGGCGAATATCTCTTCGGAAGAATACTTCGTGTATTTATTGATGAGAGAAGAAGTGTCGTAAATATTTTTTCGCAAAAAGACTATGGGTATGACGGTGCCCAATACACAGACTACGAAGCCCTGCGTCAATGTTTGGCAACTATCAACAAAGAATGCTATGGAAGAAGTATTGCGATTCCATATCGTATGGGTTGTTGCAGAGGTGGCGGAGATTGGGCTGTTGTTTCTAAAATGATTGAGGAAACTTTAACTGATTGTGATGTAACAATATATGAATGCGATAAGGGGTGATTTGATGCAAAAGATGTTAGAGGCTATTGAGCAAATCAATAAGCTGAAAGACACAAGAGGAATGCTTAAAAAACAAGAAATTATCGCAAACAACAAAGATAATGAAATGTTTATAAAACTACTCTTTTATACATTAAATCCACTGCTTACATATAACATTTCAAAAGAAATAGCCAAAAAATTAGTTGTAAGTCCAGTCGTAGAACGTAAGGTTGATGCGTTTGATGATATTTTTGAATTATGTGATCATTTATCAAAACTTAAAAGTGTGAATAGTGCACTCATAGAGTTAATCCATTCTTTCTTATTTAAGAAATGCACAGAAGATGAAAGAGTGTTTTATATAAAAATTCTCTCCAAGTCTTTGAAACTTGGGATTACTGCGAAAACTGTTAATAAGGTAATTCCTGATTTAATTCCGGAATGGGAAGTTCAACAAGCATACCCAATAGAAAAATATCCGATTAAAGACGGTGCTTGGTTTACTCTTACTCAGAAACTAAATGGTGTGAGAGCAACATACTATAACGGTGAACTTATTGCAAGAAGCGGAATGCCATTTGAGGGACTCGATCATATCATCAGGGTATTAAAAAGTCTTGATGGCGATATGGTTTATGATGGAGAACTTACATTAAAAAACAAGGGAGAATTAAGCGACAATGAAGCATTTAGAGTTGCCACAGGAATAATTAACTCCGATGGTGATAAATCTGATATCTGTTTTACAATGTTTGATGTAATCCCAACAGACGAGTTTTGCTCAAATAAAGGAACGTTGAATTATTCTCTTAGAAGAGCACATTTGATGAAAATATCTCGCCTTCACCGATTGGGTGATGATGTAAAAGTGCTACCAGTATTATATAGCGGGAGCAATGTGGAAAAGATTAATTATTATCTCAACAAAATGGTAGAAGAGGATAAAGAAGGGTTGATGGTTAATCTTGATGTTCCGTATAAGTGCTGTAGGCATAATGGCATATTAAAAGTTAAACGGTTTTATACTATGGACTTGCCAATCATCGGATATGAAGAGGGCGGAGGCAGGTTATCAGGCACGTTGGGGGCTCTTGTTCTCGATTACAAAGGAAACGAGGTAAAGGTGGGCTCTGGTTTTTCAGACGAACAACGACAACTGTATTGGAAGCAAAAGGATGACTTAATCGGAATGTTGTGCGAAGTTAAATATAAGGAAATATCAACAGATAAGAGGACAAATGCAGAAAGTTTGCAGTTCCCAGTATTTGTTGCATTAAGAACAGACAAAAATGAAGTAAATTACGAATAGGAGAGAGTGAATGTTTGACGCAAAAGCAGTAAAAAGCGATTTAATTAATTGGATTAGAAAATGGTTTGAAGAAAACGGAAAGGGTTGTAATGCGGTTATCGGAATTTCAGGTGGAAAAGATAGTTCGATATGTGCTGCATTATGTGTTGAAGCATTAGGAAAAGACAGAGTTATAGGCGTTCTTATGCCAAATCTAAAACAGGATGATATTGAAGATAGTTATCAGCTCGTTGAGCATCTTGACATCAAAAGTTTTACCATACCTATTTCTGTGGCTGTGGCAGGGATTCACAATCAATTAGAACATAGTGGTATTGCTGTTTCAGAACAGGCAACGATTAACCTACCCCCAAGAATCCGTATGTCCGTATTATACGCTGTATCTCAGTCGGTAAATGGTAGAGTTATAAACACTTGTAACTTATCTGAAGATTGGGTTGGATATTCTACAAGATACGGTGACAGTGTTGGGGATGTCTCACTATTAGGCAAATTAACCGTGAGTGAAGTTAAACAAATAGGCAAAGAATTAGGACTGCCAGACAATCTTGTCGATAAAGTTCCTTCGGATGGATTATGTCAAAAAACGGATGAAGATAATCTCGGATTTACCTATGACGTTCTTGATAAATATATTCGTGAAGGAGTATGTGAAGATGATGAAACAAGAAAACGCATTGATTATCTTCACGAAAAAAACAAATTTAAACTTGAACTAATGCCTGTGTTTGAATTTTGAGGTGATAAAAATGGGAAAGTGTTATGCTTTTTCAGACATACACGGGAACTATAACTTGTTTAAGCAAATAAAAACATTTTTAAAACCAGAAGACATCTGCTATGTTTTAGGAGATTGTGCAGATCGTGGAAAAAGAGGCTATACGATAATTAAAGAAATTTTGAGCGATAACAAATTTATATATTTAAAAGGAAATCACGAAGATTTATTTGCGACAACTGTTTTAACTCAGGATGGAAGTTATATGCGATGTTGGTTTCAAAATGGTGGTTATACAACTTTTGAGGAGTTTAAAAGCGATAGTCCGCCAATTGCTCTGATAAAAGAAATTGATAATCTTCCATTAACCGCCACATACACTAATCAAAATGGTGTTAAATACATAATGAGCCATGCTGGATTTTCGTATAGTGCTCCAGAAGCAATTAGGGATTATTTGTGGGACAGAGAACACTTTTATGTTGATGATGAAATTCCTGAAAATATCATATTAGTGCATGGTCACACTTCTGGTCGGCATTTATTTGATTGCGGAATAGCAGGAGATTATCTAAAATGTGAAAATTATAATAGAAAGGCTTTATATCTATATAATAATGGTCACAAATTAGATTTGGATTGCGGAACCGCTGCAAGCAATTTTATAGCCCTGTATTGTCTTGATGATGGAAAAGTTTATGGGTTTTATGATGAAGATAAGGAAGAGGTGTAAACAATGAGTCATTTTACAGTTGCAGTTTTTACTGAGCAAAATGGAAAAAGTATAGAAGAACTCTTAGCTCCATATGATGAAGGACTTGAGGTTCCACATTATACGTCAAAAAAGGAGTTAATTAGCAGAGAGCGTAAGCGTTTTGAACAATATAGAGATACTACATATGCTCTGTATTTGAAAAATCCAGCAGAATACATACGAAACACAAGAATGCCTGAACATATAAAGTATATATCAGAAGAGTTTCCCAAAAGGTTTGATTGGGGAGACGAGGAATTTTATCAGGAAGCAATTAAGTATGAAGAACCTGAAAATATTCGTGAAGATGGAGCTTTATTTTCATCTTATAATCCAAATTCTAAATGGGACTGGTATGATATTGGCGGAAGATGGGGCAATCTTTTGCTATTAAAAAATGGAGATACGGCAAATTCTGCAAAAGTTAAAGATATTGATTTTGATAAGATGGAAGATTTTCGTACATATGCCGTATTGACACCAAACGGACAATGGCACGCACCCGGAAATATGGGTTGGTGGGGAATGAGTTCTGAAACCGACGATGAGTACGAAGAATGGAAAGAAAAGTTTGCAGAGAGATTTATTAAAAATGCAAATCCAGAATGGGAGTTATCTATCGTTGACTGCCACATCTAATTGGAGAGGTGATAACAATGATATATCTTGATAACGCTTCGACCACACAAGTATCTGAAAAGGTTAGGGATATTATTGACGAATATCTTTATTCAAGCTTTGGAAATGCAGGAAGTCCTCATTTTATGGGAAAAAAATCAAAAGATGCGATTGATAGTGCCAGAAGACAAGTTGCTTCTTTTGTAAACACTGAACCTGACAATATCATATTTACATCATCTGGCTCCGAAGCAAACACAATGGCTATACTCGGACTTTCTAAACATTTATCTGATTTGAATTTGAAACACATTATTACATCTAAATATGAACATCATTCTGTATTAAATGCTATGAAGGAAATGGAGCACAGAGGATTTGAGGTTACATACTTGGACGTAAGTAGTGGTATGGTTTCATATGATGATTTTGTTTCAAATGTAAGAAACGATACGGGCTTAGTGTCAATTATGTATGTGAATAATGAGATAGGTGCAGTTAATGATGTGAAGTCAATTTATAAATTCTGTCAAGAAAGAGAGATATTATTTCATTCTGACTGTGTACAAGCTGCTGGTGTTAATCCAATTAATATGAGCGAGATGGCAGATTTAGTTTCCATCTCAGGTCATAAAATATATGCTCCAAAAGGCATAGGGTGCTTGTGCACAAAACACAAGCAGTTTTTATCTAATGTTATTTTTGGCGGAGAACAAGAGTATGGTTTGCGTCCCGGAACAGAAAACGTTGCATATATTGCTGCGTTTGGAATGGCGACATATTATGCAAATGCGAATATCAATTATGCAGTTCAAAAATTAGACAGTTTAAATTCAGAATTTATGAATAGTTTATATGAATTGTGTAATAAAAACGATATAAAAATTCGCATAAATTCTGCATCTCCGACACATTCTCCTAAAATTTTGAATATTAGATTTGAGGGAATAGATGCGAACACCTTAGTATTAATGTTGAGTAATGCAGGAGTATGCGTTTCTGCTGGCTCTGCTTGCTCATCTCATTCAATGAAATCAAGCCACGTATTGAAAGCTTTAGGATATACAGATGAGAGTGCAAGAGAAAGTATTCGTATCTCATTTTCTGAAAAGGACACTATTGATAATATGCGTAAGGCTGCAAAAATAATTGTTGGTTGCATAAAGGTGTTAAGAGAAATTTAATCAGGAGGCGATTTGATGAGTAATATAGACTTGATAAACAAGCGACTTAAAGAGCTTGATGCTCAATATGAAGAGGCTCAAAAACAGCTTCGAGGGCTTGAAAATACCATCGTAAATTTAAAGAAGTATGCAGGTTACATCGTCAAAACAGGTGAATTTAATAACAACCCAAAGAGAATGTCTGATGAAGCGTGGCGAAGACGAGCCTCTGAAATGATTAAAGAATTAATGAAAGTTGATAGGGAAACATATCCTACGTTCAACTCGGTATTAGTACCGATATACATAAGATTAAGAGATGTTTACGGAGTTGTACTTGACCAACTACGTAAAGATTTCAGATATAATACATATACACTTCGTTATCCGTCAGCGTTTGAAGCTATTAGTGCAGATGATACAGTGAGAGAAATTTTTGATTCGCTATTGATGGCTTTATTTCCGGCTGATTACTTTGATGATGAAGTATTAGACATCATTGATGAAGGAGGTGAGGAAGTTGCGTGTGTTAAAGAAACGCCAGAAGAGACCGTGATGAAAATCATTATTCCTTTGGCAATAAAACATAACGACGATTCTTATGGTTACATAGATACTTTTAATGATGTATGTGAAAATATGGATTGTTCGTGGAATAATTTGCAAACGAGATTTATGCGTAAAAACAATCTTGAAAAAACACCATCTAAACTGACAGTAATAGTTAGCAATGATAGCGTTTTACGAAAATTTAAGAAAACAGTTCGTGTAATGCTTGAAAATTGCGAAGATTTGTGATATAATAATATAAATCAGTTGCAAAAGCATTCACGGCGGAAGTGAGGGCATTATGGATTATACCTCTAATTGCTGGAGGTGTCGCAGTGGATGAATAAACAACGGCGCATACGTTTAAGAGAGTCGAATTCTTTACTTGCAAGGGCATTACAAATAATTTATGCTGTTAAAGATGAAGAACAGGACGCTCTTGATAATTTTCCAGAAAATTTACAAAATAGCGAGCGCTACACTGCTATGGAAGACGCAATTGATGGACTTGAGGAAGCTATAGATTGTATTGAACAAGCATCTGAGAGTATAAACAATGTGTGTTAAAGGCGGTGATAGGACTGAGTGCTATATGGTTTATTCTTCTAATTATATATATAGTGTGCATTGTATTTAAAATAATAAAAGAGGAAAAACATATTCGAGATGGTATAAAAGATTCAATAAAATATATTGCAATTTTTGTAGCCGCATACTTCATATTTCAAGGTATTGGATATTTGATAGGTTGTATTATAGGCGATCAAAATGGCATTTATATAGGAAAGATTATAGGAGTATCAATTTTCGGTATTATCTTTTTAGGAATATGTGCATACGGTATCTATTGTAATTTGAAGGATTAATAGGCAGATTATGCACCCCTAATTTAAGGGGTGCATAATTATGCCCAAAAATAGAAAGGAGTTTTATGTGTACATTTGAGGAAATCTCGCTTAAAGATTTTGAAAACGATGTATCTCAAGCATCGGAATTTGTTGTAGATATTGACGCTCTTCTACAAGTATGTGGTGCCTCACCCATTTGTGTGCATTATAAAACTGATAAAATAATTGTTGTAACTACTTTTCCCGAAAGAATTGTATTGAAAAGTGGGGATAGTTATATCAATTTGAGTCAAATTAAGAAAATAACAAGGCAAAAGAATGGGGCGAAGTGTACCTATACACTGCTTTGCGGAGTACTTAAAGGGCTTGAAACTACAATAAAATTAACACGTTCATAAAAATTTTACAAAAAATCTTGAATTATTCTTTATAATAGTATTGACAAAACGCAAATTTTGTGTTATTATACATATATCAATATGATTTATATAGATTAAAGCGAGGTTTGAGAGCGTGTATAAAACACAAGATAATGAGAGAGCTCCCCTTATAGGGGAAGTTTATAATATGTACTTTAATGGCACGGGGTCTGAGCAATCGGGCTGGCGTCCCGGTGTCGTATTTCAGAATAATGTGGGTAATGTTAATAGCCCGAATATTATAGCATTACCCTTAACTTCATCGCTGAAGAAGTTATATATGCCCACTCACGTATTAGTGAGGTCTACGGATACAGGATTAAGACGTGACAGTATGGTTATTTGTGAAAATCCAGAAAAGATGTCTAAAGACAAAGTGGGTAAATTTATAACAACACTACCTGAAAGTTATATGAAGGAGATTGCAATGGCAAATCTTATTGCAACATCCGCAATATCTTTTATTGATAAAGAATCGCTAATTCTTGTATGGGAAAAGGCTGTTCAGATGAATTGTATTGTAGCTGCATAACTAAGGGGAGGTGTTTGTATATGTACAACGAAAAAGTGAAAAGAGAGTTTTTGGCATCATATACCCATAAAAAGAGTACGTCAGCATTTATTACGCAGGTGTTTAATTGGTTTGAACCATATGAAAATGTATGGGGGCTTGATTTATCCCAACAGACAACCGATGTATTACAGCCGGTAGTGAATGAATTGACTGGCGTGAGAGAAAAGAGCACTGAATTAATTATAATTATTTTAAAGGAATATGTAAAATGGTGCGCTCGTAATGGATACGAGGTAAGCAAAGGTATATTTGATGTTAGAATTAACACCATAGATAAAATCCAAAATCAAATGGTTGCATCTCCGCTCCATCTAAAAGCTATACTTGATGATGAAAAAAGTAATTTTGATTCATTGGAGAAAGAAACAGTGGATATAACATATAGAGTGTTCCTTTGGATGGCTTTTGCGGGGCTTGAAGATAAAGATGCGGTTAGGGTAACATCAGACGATGTTGATTTAGATAATCTAAAGATTAATTTTGAAGGACATAGTTATGAAATCTATAAAGAGTGCAAGGAAGATTTTGAAAAAGCTTGCAAACTAACCGCATTCAATTATGAACATCCACATTATGTTACTTGCAGACCAAGAGCTGAAGGAAATGTAATTATGCGTGGATTTAGGTCTCCAACGGTTGATTTAAAAACTATAAGACCTATAATTAATAAGAAATTCTCAGAAAATGACATGGATAATCGACAAGACACAAACCGTCAAAAGAGCAGGATTTCCTATAAACGCATCTATCTTTCTGGTATATTTTATAGAGCTTATGAGCAAGAACGTGCAGGTTTACCCGTGGATTTTTCAAACATTATTGCACTTGAGATAGACAGAAAAGAAAAAATTAAAAAATACACAACCACTAAAACAAGAACGCTCACAACAATATCTAACAGGATGAAACGTGAGTATCTTGCAGATTATGAAAAATGGAAATGTGCATTCACTATGTAGGTTAACATACAAATATTGTAAAGAGCAAGGAGATTTTTTTACACCCTTGTTCTTTTTTTAATACATCAAAACAATTATAAAGAGTAATAGGAGGAACGATGGCGGAATTTATTATTGCAAGCGTTTCGGCACAAGACAGATTTGTCTGCTATGAGGGCGGGGGAAAAATGAGTGTAACAAACAAGCCTGAAAAAGCAGCAAAATTTCCGGATGCAGCTAAAGCTTGGAGAATACTTACAACGCAGATGTCTAAGAAAAAGAGAGACGGTTGGAAAGTTATTTCATACGAGCCGAAACAAAACATTAAGGAAGAGCCAAAGACCGAGCCGAAACCTCAAAAGAGATTTAGAACTGATGTCTATAATTCATCTCCTATATCCGAGGAAGAGTTCGACTGGGAAAAGGTGAGACAAAATATAACAGAATCGTTTTCAGAGATTATTGCATATAAAGAAAAACTATCTTCACAGCTAAATCATATTGAAGCTGAGTTGTGTGATTGTGAGCACGCTTGTGAATTTTTCAAGTGTGATGCGGCTCACGGATATAAATTGTATGCAATGATAAGAGAACGAAGAATAAAGAGAAGATTTTTAAAAGATGAGCTATGGAAAGCCAATTCAGTATTGGGAATGAGTTATTCCGATATTGCAAACGGTGGTATTGAAAATGCTTTTAAAGAAATTAGCGAACAAGCTTATGAGCCACGTGTTTTAAAAGAGCTTTTTAGCGACGCTTTACAAACTGCTACAGTTTCAAAATAAACTGAGTTATACATAACAGATAATTGAATACGAGGAGGGTAATTATGTTTAAACATAAAATCGAATTAATTACAACAACAGATATTATGGATTTTGTAAATACAGTATCAACTGTTTCTGGAGATGTAAAGTTGATTGATGATGCCGGATTCTGTGTTAACGGAAAAAGTTTGCTTGGAGCAATGGCTTCTGTAGAATGGAAATCTCTGTATTGTATATCTGATGAAGATATCTATACAAAAATCCAAAAATATTGCGTTTAACAATCGGAGGATATAGATGAAAGTGTTGTTTATTATATTGTGTTTGGTTTTCCTCTTCTTCGTAGGAGAGTGGATATACGGAATGGTTAGTGATAAGAAAAATGAAAGCTCATATTTTACATCTAAACATACACGCATTGGATTGCTTGGGTTAAACATCACAGCACTATGTATAAACATTGTTACTATTATTATTTAAAGTAAGGGTGATGTTTATGAACAGAAGATGGAAAATAGAAATTATACTAAAAAGCGGTGAGCATATTTACGGATATTATGATGGGGTTGAAGAAAACTCAAGTGATGTAGCACATAAATTGCTGACAGGTTCTCAAAATGCGATCACAGGAATATGCAGCAATGATGGAGGTAATCTACTGTATTATGTTGGCGAGGTTGCTGCGTGTATGATTACCCTTGTAGGATGCGATATATAGCTATAAACAAACAAGATAAACATTGATAAATCACCGATTTTATAAAGGAGGGTGCGAAATGGGCACAAGACATATGATAGGCGTCGTAAAAGACGGAATTCCACGCATAGCTCAATATGGGCAGTGGGATGGTTATCCAAGTGGACAAGGTGTAAGTGTATTAAAATTTTTACAAAGCAACAAACTTGAAAGCTTAAAGAAAAATGTGGGAAAATGTTTCTTCCTTACGGAGCCAGAATATAAGGCATTGTGGTTCAATGGATTTGGGATTGATATAGATGTAGAACATTTTGTAAAAAGTGAAACGAGTGAGAAATTTTACAAAGCATATCCCCAGTTTAGTAGGAATATGGGTTCGGATATTTTGCATTTTGTAGCCGATTCCACAAAAGAAGAAATAGCATTGTTAGATAATTATAATTTCGCATATGACAGTCTGTTCTGTGAGTGGGCGTATGTGATTGATTTTGATAAAAATACATTTGAAGTTTACGAGGGATTTAACAAAACACCATTATCAGAAGATGAACGGTTTTGTCAAGATAAACCAAAAGAGCGAGCCGAAGGTGTTGAAAATGAATATTATCCAGTAAAACTAAAGGCAGAATTCAAATTATCTAAACTACCTACAGAAGATGAGTTTTTAAAAATTTGCGAGCCTGAAGAAGAGGAAGAAGCAAGCTAAAATTCAGCAGTAAATACTGCTTTTACATATATAGGAGGTAAAGTATGAAAAGGAACGAACACGTGATATTTTGTGAATGCGGTTGCGGAAACGGAGTTGTATTAAAAGCTGATAATGAAGAATCCGAACTATCCTTACAGCTTGTAAGCGATAACTTCTACACAAAACAAACAAACGTATTCTGGGAAAAGCTAAAGCGTATTTGGTTTATCATCAGAGGAAAAGAGTATCGTTATTTTGATATCTTGATTTGCAAGGATGAGCTTAAAGAGTTTAAGAATTTCGTATCTAAGCTGTAGGGAGCATTTCACAAAATAAAAATAGGAGAGAGAAAATTGCCATACAAATCTGAAACAATACCGTTGCGTGGACTTCAGGACAGAAGAAGAAAATTAACTGACGAACAGAAACAACTTATTAAAGAAGAATATGAAACAGGTAATTGGAGTTTGAATAAATTAGCTCAAAGATTTGAGGTAAGCAAGAAAACTGTTTTGCTTATTGTAAATCCAGAAAGTGCAGAAAGAGCTAAACAATACCGAAAAGAAAACTGGAAAGAATTCCAACGCAGCAAAGAAGAAAGAACAAGAGCCACAAGAGAATGTAGGCGATACAAACAATCGCTTTATCTGAAAGGCGAACTACGAGAGGAGTAGTTGTATGATACATAAACGTTTAAATGAAGATTTCCAATATGTCGAAGGTTTGGGATATAAGGTGTTAGGCGTATTCTTACAAGGCTCTCAAAACTACGGATTGGAGTATGAAGGGAGCGATATAGACACCAAATGTATTGTGTTACCCTCGTTTGAAGATTTCTGTCTTAACAAGAAACCCGTAAGCACTACACTTATACTTCCATCCAACGAACACATTGATTTAAAAGATATTCGATTGATGTTCGAGTGCTTTAAAAAGCAGAATGTTAATTTTGTAGAAATTTTGTTTACAAAATACAACCTTATAAATGAAGCTTTCAAATCCTTATATCAGCCAATGCTTGATAACGCAGAATTGATTGCAAGATATAACAATTATGCATTTGTCAACTGTATGGCTGGAATGAGTATGGAGAAGTATAAAGCCCTTGAACATCCGTATCCAACTTTGGTGGAGAAAATTCAGAAGTATGGTTACGATCCAAAGCAACTTCATCACATATTAAGAATGCACGAATTCACACGCAGATACATTTCTGGAGAAACTTATAAAGCGTGTTTAAAATCAGAAATATCTGAATATTTGATTGATGTGAAACGTGGTTGTCATTCATTAGACGAAGCAAGAAAAATAGCCAAAGAAAAGCTTGATGAAACAATTGAAATGAAAAATGAGTATATGAACAAAACGCCATTGGCTATTAACGGCGAGGTCGAGGAGTTGATGAACAATGTTCTTATAAACGTGTTGAAAAAGTCGTTTTTGATGGAACTGGAGGTGTAGGAAGTGGAATTAAAGTTTATTCAAATGGTCGGTCTTCCGGGTTCGGGGAAAACAGAAAAAGCAAAGGAACTTGCAAAGGTACATAATGCGATACTTTTATCCTCGGATGCAATAAGAGAAGAATTGTTTGGTGATGCTTCTGACCAAACTGACAATACTAAAGTTTTCGAGGAAATGTATAAAAGAACGATTACAGCATTAGGACAAGGAAAGTCTGTAATCTATGACGCAACAAACATTAACTATAAAAGACGTAAGGTGTTGCTCGAACAATTAAGAAGCAAATTTGAATTTAAAGCAATAGCTGTTGTAATGGCTACACCCATAAGAGAGTGTATCAATAGACAAAAGCAGAGAAGCAGGGTCGTTGATAAAGAAGTAATATGGAAAATGGTCAGAGCTTTTTATACACCATATTGGTATGAGGGTTGGAATGATATTCAATTATGTTATCCAGACGAATATTGTGCAGGAAATAATATTGAAGGTTTGATTAACAAAACTTCATTGTTATATGACTTTGACCAAAAGAATCCACATCACAGCCTTTCGCTCGGTGAACATATGTATGACTGCTATAAGATAATGTGTGGTTCAACTTTTGTAGATAGCTTAAAAGAGGCTGCATTATTACACGATATTGGTAAGGTTTACACACAATCGTTTAAAGATGGAGTCGCACATTATTATGAACATCATCACGTTTCAGCATATATGAGTTTGTTTGAACAGGGTGGCGTTTCAAATACTTTAGAAGTTTTATCAAGAGCCGCATATATACAGTGGCATATGGCTCCGTATTTTTGGGTTCTCGAAAAAACAAAGAAACGTTATAAGAAGTTGTTGGGCGAGCAGTTTTATGATGACATTATGATGTTGCATGAGTGCGATAGAGAAGCACATTAAGAGGTGAAAGTATGCAAAAGCAAAAAGTGTTTTTTACAAGTGACTTACACTTCGGACATTCAAATGTCCTAAGATTTGATAATAGACCCTTTACATCAGTAGAGGAGATGGATGCAGAATTAATTCGTAGATGGAATAAAAAAGTATCACCGGGAGACCTTGTGTATGTTTTAGGCGATTTAATTTGGTCAACTCGTAATAATGATGCTTCAGATATTTTAAATCAATTAAATGGTCAAATAATTCTAATCAAAGGTAATCACGATAAATTTTTACATAATGCAAAGGCAAAGAAATGTTTAGCCGGGATAAAAGACTACGATGACATAGTGGTTACTCTTGAAAATGGTAATAAGCAAAGATGTATATTAAGCCATTATTTTATGCCAATGTATAACGGACATTATTATGGCACAGTTCATTTGCACGGTCATTCTCACACTACGGCTGAGGCAGTAGAAGAGAGAAAAATAGCAAAAACATTAAATGATGCAGGTTTTCAAAATCGCATATATAACGTTGGATGTATGTATTGGGATTACGAACCTGTAACACTCGATGAAATACTATCAAAGGAAGGAAATGATTAAATGAGAAAATTGGCAAGCATTAAGGCTATCTCGGATATCATTCCGATAGAAGGTAAAGACAGGATAGTTTTGGCTATGGTCGATGGTTGGAGCGTAATTGTTAAAAAGGATGAGTTTAAAATTGGAGACAAATGCGTTTACGTTGAAATCGATTCTGTTTTGCCTGCGAAGCCTGAATTTGAGTTTTTAAGCAAAAATAATTACAGAATTAAAACGATGAAAATGGCAGGTGTGATTTCTCAGGGTATTTGTTTTCCTCTCTCGATTTTGCCAGAGGGAGAGTACAAACTCGAAGATGATGTTACAGAAATAATCGGGATTAAACAATATGAAAAGACAATGGATAGGGAAACAGAGGGAAGCGAAGTATCTACCAAAGCTAAGAAGTACCCTAAATTTCTGATGAGGTTTAAATGGTTTAGAAAGCTTGTGTTACCTAAAAAACAAAAGAAAGGTTTTCCTGACTTCATTAGTAAGACAGATGAAACACGAATTCAAAATATGCCATTTATACTAAACGACAAAAGGGAATGGATTGTTACAGAAAAGATTGATGGTCAAAGCGGAACATTCTGTTTAGTACGTCACAAATCAAGGATTCCATTAATAAAAGATAAGTTTGAATACATAGTTTGTTCGAGAAATCTTAGACTGGGAGCAAAAGATAACTCATCATATTGGCGTGTTTCAGATAGATATCAAATTGAAAACGCATTAAAGAATATGATTGGTGATAGAGATTGGATTGCATTACAAGGTGAATGCATTGCATCCAATGTACAAGGCAATAAGTATAAGGTTACTGAGCCTGATTTATACATATTTAATTTAATCTATCCAACAGGCAGGATGAATTCTTTAACCGCTCAGAGTATTTGTAATCAACACGGTTTGAAATTTGTTCCTATTATTGCAACAGATTATGTGTTACCAGATACAGTCAATGAGGTTCTTGATTATGCTCACGGTCAGAGCCAACTTCACGAAACTTTGAGAGAAGGTTTGGTTTTTAGAAGTAAAGACGGTAAGCAGAGCTTTAAAGCCGTCGATCCTTTATTCTTGTTAAAGCACGATGAATAATCATTTTTTGACAATTTATTTTAGCATTAAAACAAAACATAGCGATTGGTCTCACAAGAAAATTTTAAATGTAACAAAGTGGGTTCTTAGGCGTAGCAAAGAAAAAGAACCTCCTATTGTTAACATAGAAGAGTTTGAGAGAATAATTGCTAATATTTAATAGAAAGGATATATAACTATGGTTCAGCTATTTAAAAAGACGGCTCAGAAGAGTGTACTCGAAACATTGCAGGAGCAATCAAGTCAGGCTATTGGCGTTATACATACCCTTATCAACTCTTTAAAGGATACAAACCAAAGAATTGATGAAGAAAAGGCAGCCAATGTACAAAGACTGAAGGCTATTGAGAACGAGCAAAACACCCTTGATAAACTGAGAAATGAAAACTCCAAGATTGTATCGAATTTTGAGGGCTTGCTTGGCAAGGAGGCAATCTAAATGGAATTAATTTGTATTACAGTTGTTGTATGTGTATTTATAGTATGTGAAGCTCTGCCTGAAATCATTAATTCGTTGAAAAAGAAATAATAAAATCCTTGTTTTATATTGATTTTAGGAGGTAGCGATTATGAGTTTATATGTATGTGGTGATACTCACGGAGATTATGACATATACAAATTAACTTCAAAAAGATTTGACAGTAAAGCATTAACCAAAAACGATTATGTTTTAATCTGCGGTGACTGTGCTGCTGTGTGGGATATGGATTCCCACGACGCCTATATACAGAAATGGTTTAACAGCAAGAACTGGACAACTTTATATATAGACGGTAATCACGAGAATCACGAAGCTCTTGATGAATTACCGGTAGTAGAGTGGAATGGCGGAAAGGTACATATGATTTCCGACTCTATTATCCATCTTATGCGTGGACAAGTATATACAATTGACGGGCATAAGATATTCACTATGGGCGGAGCTGAGTCTCACGACAAAGAATATCGAATTGAAGGTATGACGTGGTGGGATAGAGAAATGCCATCCGAAGAGGAGTATGCAGAAGCTCTATCAAACTTGAAAAAGAATGACAATGAAGTAGAATATATTTTTACTCATTGTGCAAGTGATAATACACAGGATAGAATATCGGAGCACTTTAGTCACGATAAATTGACAAACTTCTTCAGATGTATTGATGAAGATGTAAAATTTAATCATTGGTATTGTGGTCATTACCACGTTGACCAAGATGTGGATGAGAAACACACTGTACTTTACGACAAAGTTATCAAGCTTTGGTAAAAGTCTCAAATATTGTTTTTATCATCGGCGTCTAAAATATCTTTCAATACTAAATTCCTATCAACCGGCTGCTCAACTTCCCAATTAAAACAGTAAAACCTCTGTCTGTTCTGGGCGGAAACGAGCGAGCTGTTTATATACATTAGATTAGTGCCTAATTCTCGGCATATTTGTTCTTTAATTTGAGGCGATGCGGACTTGTTATTTTCATAAAGAAAGTAATCGGGCTGGAATTTTTCTTTTGCTATAAGATAGTTTTTGAATAGCTCCCAACCTTGTCCGCTTGCTTCAATTTCACGGTTGTTCTTCTGTGCAATACTCCAGTAAGTACAGGGAGAACCTCCCAATAATAGCTTTATCATCACACATTCCTCCTTTCGCAAAAGATGTGTATAAAAACAATATTTTATTAAGTAATGAATATTGTAATAAACCGCTCTTGCTTGGAAAGATAGGAAAAGGTGGACAAGGGGAAAGAATTTATTCCGCATATGGTAAAAGCGTAACACAGATAGCTGCTGGTGGAGGGTTAGGTGCGAAAACAGGTTTGTATGCAATCCCAATAAAATATATAGAACATCCGCCAGAAGAGGTTGGACGTTATATAGATTGCGATTACGAAGTTAAAAATGGTCAAATAAAAATTAAAGATAAATATATTGATTTGAATTTGACAGACGGGTTTTATTCCATAAGAAAACTTTCCGTTGCAGAGAGTTGTAGACTACAAACCTTACCATCAAATTATTGCAGAGCAGTTTCCATTAATCAAGCTCGTAAAGCTTTAGGAAATGGTTGGACTGCTGAGATTATTATACATATTTTAAATGAGGTTTTAAAAGGCATACCTAAAGATGAAGAAATTATTGTTTTGTCTATGTATGATGGCATTGGTACAGGCAGATATTGCTTGGACAAAATGGGGTTTACGAATATAAAATATTACGCCTATGAAATTGATAAATATGCTATCGAAATAGCACACAGTAACTTTCCTGACATTATACAATGTGGCAATGCCTTTGATTTGAGAAATGAAAACTGGAAATCTCCGGTTCATTAAATTTGATTTTCGATTTGAACATTAGGGAAAAGTAGCGATTTATCCGTTCTTTTTCACGGTGTTTCAAAGAATCTATCATTACATAGTTAGAGGTGATTGAGAGATGGAAAACGTCGATACTTGCGTCTGTTGTGGCAAAATCATACCTGAAGGCAGAATGGTTTGTCACAAGTGTTCAGAACCAGAACATAGCACATCATATACACAACAACCAACCTTAAATGATTATGAAAATTTAAGATGGCATCAAAAATTAGCGTTGAAATTATATTATGTGTTATTAAAACAATTATCCCGAAAGGGTTTACATAGATATCTTTGAATGAAAGGAGGATGCTGAAAGTGGATATACAAGCATTAAAAGATAAATTCTTGAGTATTTGCAAAGAAAAAATAAATAGAGAAGGCATTAATGAACTTATAGATTGGCTTGAGAAAAGCGATTTCTTTATTGCTCCAGCAAGCACAAGATTTCACGGTTCATATGCCGGTGGGTTGGTTTTTCACTCATTGAATGTGTATGAATGTTTATTGCGAATGGCTAAGAAATATCCAGAATTAAATATCAGCGAAGAAACTATAGCGATTTGTTCATTGTTTCACGATTTATGCAAAGCCAATTATTACAAAGTTGGTACAAGAAACGTTAAAGATGAAGAAACGGGTCAGTGGTATAAAAAAGAGGTTTATGAAGTTGACGAAAGGTTTCCGATTGGTCACGGTGAGAAAAGTTGCATTATAATTCAATGGTTTTTGAAAGAGTTATCCGTTGATGAATTGCTTGCAATAAGGCACCATATGGGTGGATTTGATGCAGCCGTGAAGGGCGGAGATTTTTCTATGAGTAAAGCTTATGAGATGTGTCCATTGGCAGCAATGCTGCACTTGGCTGATATGGAAGCGACATATCTTCTCGAAGCGGAAGAAGGAAATGAGGTTAAGTAAAATGAGCAAGAAGACAGTATGTTTATTGTTGTCAGTTATAGCATTGATTGCCGTGTTATTTTTATCAGGATGCAATCAGCAGATAATTGATACTACATATTCGTTTGACAGTGCAATTATTGCAATGCCAGATGGTTCAACTGTATCAGGAAAGGTTGAATCTTGGAAGGATTATTCGGATTCCGATGCAATACAAGTTAAAATTGATGGAAAGACATATTATACCTTCTTAGACAATGTTGTTTTGATGAAGTAAAAAATTTTTTCCGTTCAATGCAATTATAAAGAATAATAAATGGAGGGCTATATGGCTGAAGAACTTAATATTTATCAAAAACTTGCAAAAATCCGTAAGCCTGTTGAAATTTTACAGAAAAATAAAGATGGGTACGGTTATAAGTATGTAACCGAAGACGTCATTCTTTCAAAGATAACAGGATTAATGGATAAGCTTGGTGTTTCTCTTGTGCCCAATATTGTTGGTGGTACTACTCAGGTAGAACCATACAGCTACACAAAAACAAAGTCCACGAGGGATGGAAAGATTTATGAAGATAAAGTAAATGAAATTCTTGTTCATTGCGATATGGAGTGGCATTGGGTCAACAATGATAAACCTGAAGACAGAGTTATCGTACCGTGGGCTATGGTAGGTCAGCAATCTGATGCAAGCCAAGCTTTTGGTTCAGGACTTTCTTATGCTTCAAGATATTTTATGCTCAAGTATTTTAATGTTGCTACATCGGATGACGATCCTGATAATTGGAGAAATGAACAAAAGCGTGCTGAAAACTCTGAAAACAGAGAAATAGCTGCACAGATTATTGAACAGGTTCATGAGTTAGTTGTTAATTATCTTGAAGTAAAACCCGACGATAAGGCAACTGTTGCTACTGTTGTTAAGAAGTATGCTAAGAGTAAGAACGGTAAAGCAAGTGCAAATTATTACGACATAGAAGACCCGGTTGTTGCTGGAAATCTTCTAAAAGAGATTACAGAAAAATTTTCTATTGACAAGGAGAAATAATACATATGGGATTTAGAACTGGTGCTTATGCTTCCGTATGGGAAGTTAAAGAAGGCAGAGGAAATACGATGTCAGTACGTTTATCCATAAGCAGAAAGAATAAAGAGGGTAATTACGAACAGGATTTCTCAGGATATTGTACTTTTATCGGTAATGCAAAAGCAAAAGCTGAGAAGTTAAAAACAAAGGAAAGAATCAAGCTTGGCGATGTTGATGTAACAACTTGGTTTGATAGTAACAAGGGTAGAGAATACGTGAATTACAAGGTTTTTGACTTTGAAATGGCAAATGGCTCTACTGGACAGAATAATGATACAAAGCCTGTAAAGACAGGTGCATTAGACGATAATCCAATTGATGGTGTGTCTGACGAGGATGATTTACCGTTCTAATTAATGGATAAGAGGTAGCAATAATGAACTATTCTCACATCATTGATAATATGCTTTGGAGCTACTCTCGTATCACTACATTTGAAGATTGCCATTATGGATTTCTATTAAAATACATAAAAAAGCTAAAAGGGCAAGAGAGAAAGTTTTTCGCTGATTACGGCTCTTTTATGCACCTTATCATTCAAAAATATCTTACTGGCGAGTTAAAAAAGGACGAGCTTGTCGGCTACTATCTTTTGCATTTTCGAGAAAATGTAGTCGGCAAAGCTCCTACATATTCAATTTTTCAAAATTACTTCAAGCAAGGAATAGATTATTTGAAAAACATAGAATTTCCAGAAGAGGAGATTATAGGTGTTGAAGAAGAGGTTTTGTTTAATTTGGACGATAAAAACTTTATAGGATTTATTGACAAAATTTCGGAGCGTGGTGGAGTTGTTATAACCGATAATAAATCAAGAGATTTAAAAGAAAGAACAGGCAAAGCTAAGCCAACCAAATCCGATAAAGAGCTTGATAAATATCTGCGGCAACTTTATATATACTCAATGGCAATAGAACAAAAATACGGTGTTTTGCCCAAAGAATTGGAATTCAATTGTTTTAGAACACAAAAGGTTATTAATGAACCATTCAATATGGATGAATACGAAAGAACTAAAGAATGGGCGCTCAAAACAATAAGTGACATTTCTAATGAAACGGAGTGGAATCCTAATGTTGAATGGTTTAAATGCAAGTATTTATGTGACGTATGCAATCAATGTGAATACTACCAAATGTTTGGAGATAAAGCAAAAAGTATCGGAGGTGATGCTTAATTGAATGTATGCGACATTAAAAACATTGAAAGTGAAGCTGGAATTATAGCATCTATTGTTATGAAGCCAGAATTCACATTTTACTCAGAACAATTAAAACCAAATCATTTTTCAGACACTCAAAACGCCTATATATATTATGCTGTTTGCGAGCTTGCAAAGCGAGGAATTGAAAAGGTGGACTCTTACAACATTACAAATATTTTGAATATGAAAGAAGCTACGAAAAAGCAAACAGAAACAATTACAATTCAGGCACTAAATGACCTTATAGACGTCGCAAAGGTTATTGCGAGAGAGTCTGTTGAAGAATATAAACTTCTGGTCGCAAATGTACTGGATGCGGCTTTTAGAAGGGATACATATAACAAACTTGTAGAATGTGAGCGATTATGTTTTAACAGTTCAGAAAGTGATATTGAACAAAAAATTTATTCAGCACTTGATGACGTTATGATGGAATTTTCTACAACTACTGAAGTTCCGCAATATAAAGATGTGGTCGATTCTCTGTGGGGTGAGATTGAAGCCAGACAGGACAGCGGAATGGCTGGAATACCTTTTAAATTTGATACCTTAAATACATATGCAACAATTGAACGTGGCGAGCTATTCATCTTTGCGGCGGAAGCAAAACAAGGCAAAAGTATGATGCTTTTGAACTGTGCGGTTGATTTATTAAAACGAGATGTAGCAGTCCTCTACATTGATAGCGAATTAAATTCACGTATGTTTACTTGTCGATTGATAGCTCATTTGACAGGGATCGAATTTAATCGGTTAAAAGCGGGAAGATATACCCAAGAAGAAAAGGTGAGGATTGAACAGGCAATTGGTTGGTTAAAAACAAAAAAATTCACCCATTTATATATGCCAATGTTTGATGCTCAAAGCATATATACCGCAGTAAAAAAGGTAAAACATACACAGGGTTTAGATGTTTTAATCGTTGATTACTTTAAAGGCAAAGGCGAAGGAGATGCATTCGACTCTTACCAAGAATTGGGAAGGTTTGTCGATATGGTAAAAAATCAGATTTGCGGTGATATGAATATTGCTGGTATAGGAGCAGCACAGGCAACTGCTTCAGGGAAGGTTGCAGACAGTGCAAAGATTGGACGAAATGCTTCAACTATAGCACTTATACAAGATAAAACACCTGAAGAAGTTGAGGCAGACGGAGTTGAATGTGGTAATAAAAAACTTCGTATATGCCTTAATAGAAATGGTGCTCAGATGTCACCAGATGAATACATAGATTTATTTTTTAACGGTAATGTAATAAGTTACGAGGAAGCAAAACAACATATACCAATTACCCCATATTAAACCGGAGGTCTTTTATGGAAGTTGATGATATTTTAGAACAGGTTGATATTTTAGAATATATATCGCAATACTGTGATTTTGAAGAAAAAAATGGAGAGTGGTGGGCACTATCTCCATTCAAAGACGAAAAGACCCCATCGTTTTCCGTGAATACGGACAAGCAGAAATTTTATGATTTTAGTTCGGGTGCGGGCGGCAACCTGATATCTTTTATTCAAAGGTATAACGACTGTGGTTTTATAGAGGCATTAAATATTTTAAAGAAATATGCCAATATCACAGAGAGTTCTGGGCAGGTTGTCGGTCGGCTTGAAAGCACAAAAATTGCAAAGAGGTTTAAAAAGAAATCACCTGCCGAAAAAGAATCAAAAAGTGTGATACTACCAACTAACTATATGGAGAGATATGAGTTTAATACTGATAAACTACAGGAATGGGTCAATGAAGGTATTAGCTTGGAAACGATGAGGAAGTTCGGTGTTCATTATGACTCTTTTTCAAACAGAATAGTTTTTCCTATCAAAAATTATTCAGGGGATATCATCAATGTATGTGGACGTACTTTAGACAAAGATTTCAAAGAAAAAGAAATAAGAAAGTACACATATTTCAAACCGCTTGGTTATCTGGATACCTTATATGGGTTTTCAGATAATGTGCAAGCCATACTGGAAAAGAAAGAGATAATAATTTTTGAAGGCTGTAAGTCAGTTATGCTTGCAGACGAATGGGGAATTAAGAATTCATGTGCAATTTTAACATCTCACTTAAACCCACAACAGCTTATCTTTTTAATAAAGCTTGGCATTAGAGTGGTTTTTGCTTTGGATGAAGATGTGAATATAAGAGATGATGATAATATACAGAGATTGAAAAGATATGTAAGAATTGAATGGGTAAAGAATTTTGACAATCTCCTATCGCCTAAAATGGCTCCAGTTGATGCAGGTTTTGAGGTTTGGAAGAAATTATACGAGAGGAGGAGGTCAATAAATTGAGTAATTACGTTATTTATCATTTACATAGTGATTTGTCTAATGGTGTAACAAACATAGATTCAGTTACAAAGTTTAAGGAATATATTGAGGCTGCAAAAGAATGTGGAATGAAAGCATTAGCTTTTTCAGAACACGGCTCGGTATTTGAATGGTATCATAAAAAGCAAGCAATAGAAGCGGCTGGTATGAAATACATTCACGCAGCAGAAGTTTATTTAACTGAAACACTTGATGAAAAAATAAGAGACAATTACCACTGCGTTTTAATTGCACGAAATTACGAAGGGTTTAAGGAGCTTAATAAGCTTGTATCCAACTCTTTTAACAGAAAAGACAATCATTTTTATTATGTTCCTCGAATTTCTTTTGAGGAGCTTTTTAATACAAGCAATAATATTATTTTCACTACTGCCTGTATTGGCGGAGTTTTACATAAAGCTGAGGAAAAAACCAAGACGAGGTTTTTGAATTTTATGTCCAAAAACAAAGAGAGATGTTTCTTTGAAGTTGGACATCACATTGATGAAAAACAAGTTAAATATAATCAATATCTTAAAGGTTTATCGGAAGAATATGGTATTCCACTCATTGCCGGTACTGACACTCACGTATTGAACGAGGTACACGAAAAGGGAAGGAGTATCTTGCAACGCTCAAAAAACATTTATTTTGAAGGTGAAGATAAGTGGGATTTAAAGTTCCACAGCTTTCAAGAAATAGTTGAAGCATATAAAATTCAGAATTCACTACCCAAAGAGGATTATATGCAAGCGATAGACAACACAAATCGTCTTGCTGATATGGTTGAAGAGTTTACACTTGATACCAACACAAAATATCCGCATATATACGACAATCCAAAGGAAACTTTTAGACAAAAAGTTATGGAAGCAAAAGAAAAAAATCCATATATTAAAGAACGTTATTCGGAAGAACGTATCAACAAAGTAATTGAAGAAGAGTTTGAGGTTTATGAAAAAACCCAATCAATCGACTTTATGTTATTACAAACGTATCTTCGTGAATGGGAAGCGGCAAATGGTATTCAATGCGGATATGGTAGAGGTTCTGTCTCAGGCAGTATGATAGCTTACATTTTAGGTATTACAAAGATGGATAGTTTGAAATTCGACCTTAACTTTTTCCGTTTTATGAACCCCTCTCGTGTCACCAATGCTGATATTGATACGGACTATTCTGGTAAAGACAGAGACACAGTAAAACAGTTTTTATTAAGAGATAAAATGAACCTACCAGAGATTAGGTCGGCAGAAATTATTACATTTAATACTATAGCGATGAAAGGTGCCATTAAGGATGTTTGCAGAGCTTTAAATGTATCACTCAATGAAGCACAACAACTTAGTAATGCAGTTTTCTTAAATGATAAAAAGAAGTGGGAAATTGATGAAAAATGGCGTAAGGAATACCCAGAGGTTTTCACTTATGTGGACATCGTTGATGGAACAATTGTATCTATAGGAACTCATCCAAGCGGTGTATTAATTAGTGATTTGCCAATAGATGAAACAGTTGGTCTTTGCAGTATTTCAACATCTGACTATCCTGTATCAATGATAAATATGAAAGAGCTTGACGACCTGATGTATGTTAAGCTGGATATTCTGGGGTTAGATAATATAGGCGTTATCAATGAGACCTGTAAAATTCTTGGTATTGATAGACTCGATCCTGATAATGTTGATTTGGATGACGAAGCAGTGTGGAAGAGCATTCGTGACGATACGACGCTGATTTTCCAATGGGAGTCAAACTCAGCGCAAGCATACTTAAAAAAGTTTATGTCGGACTCCACTATAGCAAAAGCTAAAGAGGTCAATAAAGATTTCTCGTATATTAAGTGGCTATCTTTTGGTAACGGATTAATTCGCCCCGGATGTGCAAGTTTCCGTGATGATATTGCCAATGGTAATGTGAATGTTACAGGTTTTAAAGAGTTAGACGATGCGTTGGCTATGACCTTTGGACGCATTACAATGCAGGAAGATATTATGCGTTTCTGTAAAAATTTCTGTGGTTACTCAGATGCCGAAAGTGATACGGTAAGACGAGGAATTGCCAAGAAAAAAGGCACAGAGCAATTCATCGGAGAAATTCACGATAGATTTCTTGATTTTTCAAATGTTACATTTAACGTACTAACAGAGAAGCTTGAAGAAATTTTCCCACCAATTAAACAGGGCATTTTGGATGCGAGTGATTATGCATTTTCTTGGAATCATAGTGATGCCTACAGTCTAATTGGTTATATTTGTGGATATTTGCGTTACTATCATCCTATTGAGTTTATTACTGCCGCTTTAAACATTTTTAAAGATAACGCAGAGAAAACGGCGGCAATAGTTAAGTATGCAAAAAAGGTTGGGGTAAAAATAACATCTCCCAAATTTGGATATTCAAAAGGAGATTATTTCTTTGACAAGGAACAAAACATAATTGCAAAAGGTTTAACATCTGTTAAATTTATGAGCGAATCCATTGCAGATGAAATTTATAAACTGTCAAAGAGCAAAAAATATACATATTTTATTGATTTATTAAGCGATATTTATAGCAAAACATCAGCAAATTCCAGACAAATTGATATCTTGATTAAGATTGATTATTTTACGGAGTTTGGAAATCAAAGAGAGCTTTTAAGAATATGCGATATATTTGAAATGTTTAAAAAAGGTTCTGCAAAACAGATTAAAAAAGAAAGTATTGCAGATACACCAATTGATAGCATTGTAAAAAAATATGCAAATGACAAAACAAAGAGTGGAGCTGAATCAAAAAGTTATATTCTTTTGGATGTTGTTGCAATAATGCGAGAATGTGAGCAAATGCTGAAAGATACAAATATGCCAGATTTAAGCGATATATTAAAGGTCAAAAATTTTTCGGATATTATGGGTTATACAGGATATGTGTCCGGCAAAGATAATGACCGCAGAAAACTTTTTGTAAAAGAGGTTTATCCTCTAAAAAGAAAAAGAGATGGCGTTCAATTTGGTTATAGCATTATAACACAGTCAATAGGCAGTGGAGTAGAAAGCCGTTTTACAGTATTTAACAAAATATATAATAACGATCCTATTAAAAAAGACGATATTATATTGTGTACAAATTATGATAAAGACGGCTCATACTTTACTCTAACAGCCTATTCACACATTTATGAATAGGAGTGATATTAGTGCTGAACTTAAATCTTGAAACTGCCAAATTTATTAAAAATGCGGATAATACATATACCGTTTATCAGCCAATCGGCAAGGATAGCGTATTGAAGTTGCCAAGAGTGGTTATTGACATCAAAGCAGAGGCTTTGGTGGATGAATCAGTAGGAGATTTGTGGCAAGTAATTGATCGGGAAAAGCCTTCAAAAATCTCAAAAATATTAAACAAGATAAAAGCTTGTTTGAGAATTCGGAGGTAAAAGTTTTGAAAAAATGCAATATGTGCGGCAAGGATTTTGATTTTTGGGACACTCAAGAAGATTTTTCTCTTGAACGAAATGTTGGATATGGCTCAATCCACGACGGAAGCAAAGTTTCCCTAAATCTTTGTTGCGATTGTTTTGATAAAACAATGGATATGATTTTGCCAATGTGTAAAATCAATCCAATTACAGAGGTAGAATAAATGAGAGAAGATTTCTTTGACAAACTTGTTGATACTGGCAAAATATATTGGACACGAAATACTGATACAAGATGGGAAGACATACTAACCCCATTTATGAATAAGTACGAGCCTTTTGATTTCAAGGATACATTAACTTATGTGAGTAGTAATTGGTCTGAAAATTGTTTTGTTAAGGCAATAGTTGATGTTGAGCCAGAAGAAGTCGATATTGATGAATTTGAAAGAGTATTAAGCAGAGGTTAATTATGAATAAGCAAGATGAAAAAATGCTCAAGAAAACTTTTGAAGAAGGTTTTCAAAAAAGCTTTAACGATGGAATGTTGCAAGCTGGAAGAGCAATATGCAAAGTAATTCACGATAAAGCAACAAACACAAAGAAATCTCCTGAAGAAAGAATTGCTGATATTGTTAAATTCTGCGAAGTATCTTTGGGAAATAAAAAGCAAAAGGGATGATGCTTTTGCACAACGATAATACGATAGAACTATTCGATAACTATGGCATTATTTATGTCCAAAATACACCGTTTTACTTTGATTTAGACGACCTTGATATTGTAGAGAGCAGAGTGTGGTATAGGACAAAGATGGTTATTTAACACATAACTATTTTTATGCCGGAAAGCTATGTTTTGCAAGGTTTCATAGGATTGTTATAAATGCAAAACCAAATGAGTTTGTTGACCACATCAACAAGAATAGAGCAGACAATCGAAAATCCAATCTAAGAACCTGTAAGCGTTCTGAAAATATGCGAAATAGAGGTTTGCTCTCTACAAACAAATCGGGTATTACGGGAGTTCATTATGATAAACAAAGAAATAAATGGACGGCAAGTATTACATATAACTGTAAAAAATTATTTATCGGAAGGTTTGAATTAAAGGAAGATGCTATACGGGCAAGGTTATTTAAAGAGATTGAGCTTTTTAAGGATTTTGCACCGCAAAAAGCATTGCTGGAGGTTTACGGTGAAATTTGAAAATACAGAAGTGTGGGGATTTGAACACGCACTTAGAGGTATGAGAAATCCAAAAAATAGTTGGGATAAGAGCGACAGCGGATGGACAAAAGATATTGCAAATGAAAACCACGAGCCAGCTATTATGTGTGGAGAATACGGATTTTTCATTGGTGAAAATGATTTAAGGCTTGCACAAACACTTATCCGTGCAGGTAGCGAACATAGAAAATTTATGAGGCAGATATTTGTTTCTGTTGATATTACAGCTCCACTATATTGGTGGAAAGAATTTGATACATATAAGGTTGGTACAGTTGCCAATTCAACAAGCACGATGCACAAAATCACAAGCAATCCTATAACAATTGATTGTTTTGAAATTGATGACTATCAGCCAGAATTTTCTCTTAATAATGACGGTGTTCATAAATTAATTGATGGATTAGAAGAGTTGAGAAAATATTATTTGACTTATGTTGAAAAATCAAAACTTGAACACTTATCAGAAGCAGAGAGAAAGCATTGTAAGGCACAGGCAAAGTATTACTGGAAAGAGTTAATTCGATGGTTGCCAGAAAGTTGGTTGCAGACCAGAACAGTAACAATGAATTATGAAAATTTACTTGCTATGTGTAGTAAAGGTCAAAGACGTTTTCATAAACTTAACGAGTGGTCGGGCATAGATGATGTTAATTTGTCAAATTTTATTTCTTGGGCTCGCACATTGCCTTATTCACAAGAGTTTATCTTCATAGATGAGGTTGGTGAGAGCGCATGAGAAAAGAACAAGATTGGACAGGCAACAAGAAAACTACGTTTGCTACATTAGGAGCGAGCAATCATACAGACCACGAAAGAGCAGAGCACGACTATTATGCAACTGAGCCATTAGCGGCTGATTTAATATGTAGTGTAGAAAAGTTTGAAGGTGGTATTTGGGAAAATTGTTGCGGTGAAGGACATTTATCCAAAAGGTTTAAGGAGCTTGGATACGATGTTGTTGACACAGATTTGATTGATAGAGGTTACGGTGTCGGTGGAGTTGATTTCTTTGAATGCGATAAAGCTCTCGCACCAAACATCGTTACAAATCCGCCATATAAATATGCGAAAGAATGGGTTGAACATTCTTTGAAGTTATTGGACGATGGTAATAAATTAGCTTTATTTCTTCCTATTCAGTTTTTAGAAAGTGATTCAAGAAGAGAGCTTTTTATTGCTACACCACCTGAGACGGTATATGTTTGTGTTAATCGAGTTCTTTGCGGTATGAATGGTGATTTTACAGCAAAAGACAAAGAGGGTAACACAATTTACAATAGAGATGGTAGTCCAAAGAGAATGTCATCTGCTAAATGTTACGCTTGGTTTGTATGGACAAAGGGGTATGCAGGCGACACAACAATTAAGTGGATAAATTAAATACATATAAGGAGAACACAGATGGAAGATTTAAAAAATAAGATTAATGACGGCGGAGAGCGTATTTCATACGGTGAAAACAAAGCCATCAGAGAACCATCAATAGGCAAGGGAAGATATGATTTAATCTCACCTTTTGCTGTTCGTAGATTAGCAGAGTGGTATGAGCTTGGTGCTCAAAAGTATGCAGATCGTAATTGGGAAAAGGGAATACCTTTTTCAAGATGTGTAGACTCAGCTAAAAGACATTTGGATAAGTATGTAATGGGTATGACAGACGAAGACCATCTTGCAGCAGCGGCTTGGAATATTTTCGCAATTATGCACTATCAAGAGCTTGGTATGTGGGAGCTGGATGATATGCCTCATTACATCAAAGGTGAAGAAAATGAATAAGAAAAAGCTTACCATTCTGATTGATATGGATGATACAATTGAAAATTTATTAGAATGTTGGGTTAACGAATTAAACAAGGCTTATGGAACGGATGTTAAATATGATGAGGTTTTTGTTTGGGATATGACTAAAGTATTTCCATCTTTAACAAAAACAGAGATATACGCTCCATTACATAATCCTAATTTTTGGAGTAAGGTGCAACCTCTTCCGGGAAGCGTTGAGTACATAAAAAGGCTCATTGATGATGGACACAATATTTATATTGTTACAACATCACATTATACAGATATAAAGAGTAAAATTGAAAATGTTTTAGAAAAACACTTCCCGTTTATTTCTTGGAAGAATGTAATCATTACTTCAAACAAGCAATTAGTAAACGGTGATATTTTGATTGATGATGGAGTGCATAACCTTGAGGGTGGAAAATATATAAAAATTCTTATGGATGCACCTCATAATCGTAGTTATGATGCAGAAAAGAACGGAATGTTGCGTGTTTACAATTGGGAAGAAATTTATAATGTGGTGAAATCGCAATTTTGTTGAAAGGAGAATGTTAATAAAATGAACATTTTATATACTACACATTGTCCGAAATGCAATGTTTTAAAAGAGAAGTTAGACGCTGCCAATATTGACTATTGCGAAGTGGATGACGTTGAGAAGATTGCAGCACAAGGAATTGATGCTGTGCCTGTTCTACAGGTCAATGACATTAAGATGAGTTTTTCAACAGCAGTAGAATGGCTAAAGAACAGGAGTGTACGATAAATGAATATACCGTTAAAAATGAACAAAGATTTTGAAAAGGCTATGCTTGTGATGAATGAAAAGTATGGAGAGGATTTTGAAATTCTTAATGGCATACACGAATCACAATTAAACTTTTCAGATTTTATTGACAGTTTTGTAGATAAAAACGTAGCAGATGTAACCATAGATGCAAATGCAAATGCTTCAAGCAAGGACATTAGAAGCCTGTTAAGCGAAAAAGGTAAATCTCACGATAAGTTATTTGCATTTAATAAGATATTTTATGAACTCAAAAAGAAATACAATTTACGTATTGCGAAAGAGTGGTTGGAAACAGAGTACAATGGAGGTTTTTACTTACACGATGCTCCGTCAACAACGTATCTCCCATATTGCTACGCATACGACTTAACAAGACTCGCAACAGATGGTCTTTTCTTTTTGCCTAATTATAATAATCAGCCACCGAAACACCTTACAACATTCGTAGATGATGTAATTGAATATATCAGTTATATGAGTAACAGAAGCTCCGGTGCAGTTGGCATTCCAAATATTTTAATTTGGACATATTACTTCTGGAAAAAAGACTGTGAAACAGGATATGTTATTAAATCTCCAGAGTATTACATAAGACAAACATTCCAAAAGTTGATATACAGACTTAATCAGCCATTTATGAGAATTGACCAGACGGCTTTTGTTAATGTTTCGATATTTGACAGAAATTACATTGAGTCATTGTTCGGTGGGGTTAAATATCCAGATGGAACATATGTCATTGATGAAATTGAAGCTTTAATTGAACATCAAAAGATATTTATGGAAGTTGTGTCAGAAATAAGAAGTGAAAATATGTTTACGTTCCCCGTATTAACATATTCGCTCTTATATCAGAACGGCAAATTTGTTGATGAACCTTTTGCTCGCTGGTGTTCAGATCATAACACGACTTGGAATGACAGCAATTTCTTTGTAAGCGGAGATGTCGGAACTTTATCCAATTGTTGTAGGTTATTATCAGATACAACTAAGCTGAATGCATTTATTAATTCAATTGGCGGAACAGCTTTATCTATTGGCTCTGTAAAGGTTAATACAATCAACCTTATGCGTATTGCTCTTGAGACAGAGTGTGATGAGAAAAAGTACTTGGCTTTGCTTAGAAAGCGTGCTTCATTGTGCTGTAAAACACTTGATGTTGTAAGACATATTATCAAGCGCAATGTTGAAAAAGGTTTATTACCTAATTATCAAGACGGTGCGATTGAAATGGATAAGCAGTATTGTACAATGGGCATTCTCGGCTTGTATGAAGTAATTGAGGCTTTTGGTTTTACAACAACAGACGAGTTTGGCAATACATACTACACTGATGACGGCATTGAATTTGCAAGCAAGATTTTTGAAGTGCTTAACGATGTTAAAGATACATTTACCGAAGAGTATTCGTTTAACATTGAAAGCGTACCCGCTGAAAGAGCTGCCGTAATTCTGTGCCAAAAAGATAATTTATTATACGATTTGAATGACAAGTTCATTTATTCAAATCAATGGATACCGTTATCGACAAAATGTACAATTCAGGAAAAACTTAAACTATCCTCTATTCTTGATGAGAAATGCTCTGGCGGTAGTATTGCTCATATCAACCTCGAAGCTAATTTCCCGAATACAGATATGGCTTGGGAAATGTTAAATAAGATTGCACAATCTGGAGTTATATACTTTGCATTTAATACGAGAATAAATGAGTGTATCAACCACCACGGATTTGTTGGAACTGATATTTGCCCTACTTGTGGCGAAAAGGTTTATGACACATATCAGAGAATTGTAGGTTATTTAGTTCCCACCAGAAGCTATTCAAAGGATAGATTAAGAGAATTTACAACAAGACAATGGTATGAGTATGCGGAGATGTTAAAGGAATGATACGAGAACCGAACACTGAATATGTTCTGTCGTTATCATATGGAAAGGATAGTCTGGCTTGTTTAGGAGCTATACAAAAGCTGGGCTATCCGTTAGACCGCATTATACACGCAGAGGTATGGGCAACTGACACTATACCTGCTGATTTGCCGCCTATGATAGAGTTTAAAAAGAAAGCGGATGAAATAATTAAGCGTACATACGGGCTCGAAGTGGAGCATATTTGCGCAACTTCGAGAGAGAGAGAGAGAGAGAGTTACCTACGAAAAACAGTTCTACTCGAAATACAAGCATAGAAAAAACACCTCTCCCGGAACAAGCGATATGTATGGATTCCCAAGAACAATCGGAGCTTGGTGTAACGACAGGCTTAAAGTCAGAGCATTATCAAAAAGTAACATACGAAAAATTATTCTATCAAATCCCTCAAAGAAAAGAGAGCAAATTGCAGGGAACATACAACGGCTTTCCGATGATGAAGGGAAGTTGGTGTACCAGCAGACTGAAGACAAGGTGTTTTCAAAGAGCTCCATTGCACAAGGAGCTGACATAAATATTGTGCAATACTTAGGAATTGCGGCAGACGAACCTATTAGAATTGCAAGACACGCAGAAAAAGAAGGTATTGTTTTGCCACTCGTAGATATTGGTTGGGATGAAGCCTATTGCAGACAATGGTGTGAAGAAAATGATTTATTATCACCAATATACACTACTGCTACAAGAGGCGGATGTTGGTTCTGCCACAATCAGGGCGTTGATCAACTAAGATTGTTGAGAAAGAACTACCCAGAATTGTGGGAGTTGCTTTTAAAATGGGATAATGATAGCCCTGTAACATTTAAGTCTGATGGGCATACTGTTCACGATTTTGATAAGCGTTTTAACGCTGAGGATATGGGGTTAATAGATATGAACAAAAGATTTAGGTGGAACGATGTTCTTAAATAAAGGAGTGCAGGTAGATGATTGTAAAAACGATTGTTGACGAGGATTTTGTCAATTATAAAAAGCCATCAATGTTTATTGCCTTTCCAACTTGCACTTGGAAGTGTGAAAAGGAGTGTGGAGAGCGAGTGTGTCAGAATAGCACGCTCGCAACAGCTCCTAATATAGAAATTGATGCAGAAAGTATAATCAAAAGATATATTGATAACCCATTAACAAGTGCAATTGTTATTGGCGGGTTAGAGCCTTTTGATAGCCTTCCAGATTTATATGATTTGATTGTAAAATTCAGAAAGCAGTGTAATGACGATATAGTAATATACACGGGTTATACAGAAGATGAACTACATCAAAACACTAAATATGATTTTATTTTTAATCTTGAAAATGATATGCAAATGGTAATTCCAAAATGTGATATGTACGAGCATATTCTTCTTAATTTCAAAAACATTGTTATAAAGTTTGGGAGATTTGTTCCAAACCAAACGCCACATTATGACGGTGTTTTGGGGGTTAACTTAGCATCAGATAATCAATACGCAAAGAGGTTTTAGCCAGATGAATACATTGAGAATTGAAGCATTGCTTGCTGATAAATATGGCTATCTACCCCTTCCACCAGATTTATCAGAGAAATATAGGCAGTTTTTTAAAGATAACACACCAGAGTTCTTGAGATTTGAGGGGGATAGCAAAGGACTTTATACTAAATCCGGCTCTTTAATATGTAATCAATATGACAGAATAGTTGTCGGTGATTATGGAGCTTTTATAGAATTCTCCGAAGAAAATATTGGAAATGAATTTATTATTCAGCCGGGGCAAGAGTATCGTGTTAATGATAAAAAATACAGTAAAAATGTTAAATATATATGGCTAACAATTGATGATAATAGCCAAGTAAAGATATATAAGCAAAAACGAAAAGTAAGATATGCGGATTATTTACCTAAAAAATATTACGTAAGTGTTCATGAGGTATTAATAAATGAAAATAATTAAACATCCTAACACATTGGCGAGTTGTCCAAGGTGTGAATGTATCTTTAAGTTTGATGCATCTGATATATATACTGCAACAGGCGGTAGCAGAAGAGGAGTTCCTATACGTCCTCACACAGCAGTAAAATGCCCTTGTTGCGGAAAAAGCATTGAAGTGTGGGGAGAGAGTAAATCTTTGAAAAAAGAAGAGACAAACCCTTATCCAAAATATAGTTACAATTCAGGATTGGCTGATTTCAGTGGAAAACCTGTTTGGGGTACTGATATTAGATGGTCGTTATGGGAAATAAAACACGGAAGGATACCAAAAGAATAAGGTGTCTGCAATTTTCAATAAAGAACGGAGAATGGGTATGAGATGTAACAATGTTAGGGTAAAAATGTCTTTTTCTGTTCCGATAAACAAACCAGATAACAACGGTGTGATTTATACTGAAGAGGCTTTGAAGAATGCGTATGATAATTGCGAAAAAGTACCGATAATTATGTATGCAGAAGATGGCAAAGAGGTTTGTGTTGGAGTAGTTGAAAAAGCAATATATAATGATGGAATGGTCGAAGTTGATGGTGTTTGTTGGTATGGTGGTACTTCTGAAACAGTTGAACTTGATGATATAAAAAGAGTGTCACAAATGCAAATAACATCTTTTGGGATAACACGTTAGGCGGTGATGCGGTGAGCAAGAAGAAATATAAGGTTGTTACTCTATGCGGTAGCACTAAATTTAAAAATGAATTCATAGAAACACAGAAAAGACTATCATTAGAAGGTAATATCGTCATATCGGTTGGTTTATTCGGTCACTCTGGTGATGATGAGGTTTGGTTGGAAGATACAAAGAAAATGCTTGATGATATGCATAAGCAGAAAATAGATATGGCTGATGAGATATTTGTGATAGACGTCAATGGTTATATTGGAGATAGTACCAGAACGGAAATCGAATACGCTAAATCTAAAGGCAAACCAATTCGTTTCTATAGTGATGATTCTGCATATTACGATGAAGTAGGTGGATTTCACGATGGAGCAGTCGGATGGAATCCAAACGGAATGTGGTGTGGTGAATGCACGATAGCCAGTTGTAAGGATTGTGACGGCAGGCATCTTGTTGAACCACCGCCTCCGCCCCAAGCACCGCCTTTAAGAGTATTACGGGAAGGATTTAGACAATGAGAATTACAACAAATTCAAACAAAGAACTCGTTAATCAAATACGAGAAAAACTAAAAGATAATGACGGTTATTGTCCTTGTAGAGTTCAAAAGAATGAAGATACCAAGTGTATGTGTAAAGAATTTAAAGAACAAATGGGGCGTGGGGAGCTGGGCGAATGCCACTGCGGTCTATACGTTATTGTTGAAGCGTAGGTGATATTCATTGGATGTATATATAGAAATTGAAAGAAATGCATCAAAGGGAGAGTTTGAAGTGATAATCCGGTATGGCGGTGTAATGGAAAAATTTCCAATTCAAGATGCGTTTCAATTATCAGAAATACTGCGGACTATATATAACGAAGAAATAAACATATACGTTGATTGTTATGGATATGGCTCGGCTGTGAGAGATGTGCTTACACGAAACAATATAGATTTTACGCCTATGCAGGTCAAGCGGTATTCAGATTATAGTATGCGTGGACAAAGAGCGAAATTACAATTATATGAAGATAAATGTTGTGAGGAAATTTCAGAAGAAGAATTTTTCAAAATAATTTGTAAGTAAAAGAAAGGTAATAACTATGGGATTAAATTTATTTAAGAAAAAGAAGAAGAAAAACGATTGTAGTATAACGATTACAGCAATTCCAATTGGAAATATTGATGATTTTCATCCGCTACAACTTTTAGGATATGATCCTTTTACTCCGCTAACGAGAAAAATTAACGCTCCAGAAATTAAAGACGTTATCTTTAATGAGCCTGCAACAATTGTTTTCTGGGCTGATGGAAGTAAAACAATTGTGAAGTGTCAGGAAGGCGATACATATTCAAAAGAGGTTGGACTTGCTATGGCAATCGTTAAAAAGATTTATGGAAATAACGGCAAATACAACGAATTGTTTGCAAAATGGCTAAAGGAAGACTGATATGAAGTTTGAAGTCATAAATGATAGAGGCAGAACGGTTATGAGTTGCACCACTGCCTCTTGCATACCCGATGATGAACAACTTGCATCTATGTCAAAGGCTGGATACAAATTTAAAATTGACGGTAAGGCAGTAAGCGTTAAAAAACTCAAAGAAATCAAGAGATAAGGAGAGGCATTTATGTTGTATTTAAGTGAAGCATCAATCGAATTTGCAGTAAAAGAATGTAGAAGACGTAATGGATACACCGTTATTGTTGTAGTTAATAGTCATACTATGTTAGAAAATACATTCAATAATCTCAGATGTATGCTGGATAAATACAATGATGTAAGGTTTCGTAAAAATATGAACAGTGGATGTATAGATTTTAAAAACGGAAGTTATGTTCGTGTTGTACCGGCTACAGAAAATGCACGTGGATACAAATCTCACTTACTAATAATGGATGAATGTGTTGATTATGAGCTTGCTCAACGTGCTTTTTATCACATTGAATGTCGAGAGCAAGCAGATGCACAGCGTAATCATTACCTAATTAGGGAAATGACAAATAAATATTTCTCAGGATATGAACCATCTGTGTATAACTTCAAAACATACACAATGGGTGATTGGGAAAAAGAAATCGAAGATGTCTCTGAGGAAGAATTTTTAAAAGTTTTAGGAGTATAGTAAATTTGAACAGTCAAGCAATATTATATTCAAAGGGTAACAACGATGAATGTATGACGCCTGATTACGGAGTAAAACCAATCATTAAATATTTGGCAAAAGATAAAATTATATGGTGCCCATTTGATAAAGAGGGTAGCGAATTTGTTAAAATCTTAACTTCAGAAGGTTTTAAGGTTGTTTACTCTCATATTGATAATGGACAAGATTTTTATACATATGAACCTGAAAATAGTAAGCAATCCGCCTTTTACAAATAAGAGGAAAATATTTGAAAGAGCATTGAGCTTTAATAAACCATTTGCATTATTAATGTCAAACACTTGGTTAAATGACTCAGCACCTAAACAATTATTTGCAAATAAGCAGTTGCAATTATTGATGTTTGAAGAGCGTATGAAATTTATAAACAACGGCGTTATACAAAATAAAATCACTTTTAGCAGTAGTTATTATTGTTATAATTTGCTGCCAAGAGATATTATAATGGAAAAATTACATAAGAATTAAAGGAGATTATTAATGAATACAATTCAGATTAAATATCACAATAACAATATCGACAAGATAGAAAAAATCTCAAAAGGCGACTGGATTGATTTACGTGCAGCAGAAACGGTAGAGCTGAAAGCTGGCGAATTTAAGATTGTCTCTCTTGGTGTTTCAATGAAATTACCAGATGGATATGAGGCACACATCGTACCACGTAGTTCAACATTTAAAAAGTGGGGCATTTTACAGACAAATCATATGGGTGTTATCGACAACTCATATAGCGGAGATAATGACATCTGGGGAATGCCTGTGTTAGCAATGAAAGATACCGTCATCACAGAAAACGATAGAATTTGTCAATTCAGAATTGTAGAAAAAATGATGGATGTTCAGTTTGAAGAAGTTGAAAAGTTAACTGGACAGGATAGAGGAGGCTTTGGTTCAACAGGAACGAACTAAGGCTTCAAGGAGGTAATCATATGAAAAAGTTTTATATGGTTGACGATGTTGTAAGTATGTTAAATGTTTCTACGGCAACTGCTTACAGAATTATACATAACTTAAATGAAGAATTAAAACAGCAGGGATATATAACCATTGCAGGCAGAGTTCCGACAAAGTTTTTTGACCAAAGATTTTACTCTGAAAGTCAAGAAGCGAATGGTAGAATTCCCGTTTGATATACCGAGGGGTGGAGTAAAATCCATCCCTTATTTTTTTTGCCCAAATTGCCGTACTAAAAACGTACTATTTATTTTTAAAGTCAAAATTTTTTATGATAATATACGCAAAAATTGCGAATAATGATAGGAAAATACACGCAAAGAGACCTCTGATTAAACAGGGGCGTTAGAGTGGGAGTAAAGTATAAACCCCGAAGAAACCGCATAATATCGGGCTTTTCGGGGCTTTCAAAATCTTGTGAGTACTAAAAGCGTACTAATATACGAGTATCGCATAAGTCGGAATTATACGACTTTACTCAATCTGTCAGCAACTTCTTGCTGTTTGTTTGGATACAAGTGCGAATAAGTTTGAAGTGTTGTTTCAATATTCTCGTGCCCAAGTCTTTCTGATACAAGTATTGGCTGGAACCCAAGCTCTATCAGTAGGGATGCGTGAGAATGCCGCAGGTCGTGAACACGAATACGCTTTACACCTGATAAATTACAACCTCGAATCATTTCGTGTGATAAATAACTTTTTGTGCAGGTAAACAATCTGTCGGATGGGTCATATCCGTAGAGTTTATCTGCATATTTTTTTACCAAATCCATTATTTGTTCGGGTAAAGTTACAACCCTTTTACTCTTAGGTGTTTTAGGTGTCTGTATCAAATCCTGACCGTTAAACCGCACAAAGCTCTTGTTAATACTAACCGTATTTCTATCAAAATCAAAATCGTTAAGCGTCAAAGCAAGCAATTCTCCTTCTCTCATTCCGCTGTAAAAGAATAAAGGGAAGATAACCTCTGACATAGGCTTGTCTTTTATTACTTCGTAAAACTCTTTAAACTCGTCTATTGTCCAGAACAATAATTCCTCTGCATACTTCTTACCCATACTTCCACATCTGTGCATAGGGTTAGAAGCGATATATTCGTTGTTTACAGCGAAGTTTAGGATAGCCGACATCTGATTATTAATCGTCTTCAAATACGTCTGAGAATAGCCGTTTTTGTGCGTAATAAGCTTATCCTGCCACGTGCGTAATGTACTTGCCTTAATATCCTTTAATTTCATATTTTTGAAATATGGCAACACTTTATCTCGAATCATATAACACTTGTTTTCATAAGTGGTAGGTTTCAGACGAGCTTTACAATGCTCCATATACTTCACACAGAAGTTTTCAAAGGTTATATCCGAATCAACACTACAACTATTAAGGAAATTTCGCTCCCATTCTTGAGATTCTCGTTTGGTCGCAAAACCTTCCTTTTTCTTTTGCTTTCGAGCACCCGTCCAATCAGTATAATAGAACTTGCAGTACCACGTTCCTCTCTGGGTGTTCTTAAATGTTGGCAATTGAGTACAGTTCCTCCTTTCTGATGGCGCAAAAAAATCCGACACAACTACATAGCACCATCGTGATATATAAATTGCGTCGGATAAAACCTCGACTTTGCGTTCACAGAGGAACGGAATAATAAAATATTATATCATAATTATTCCCTAAAGTCAATATGAAACGGGAATTTTATAAACATTTAGCGGTAAAAAGTTGGGAGCCAACAATGAAAATTGTAGCTCCCTATTATGTTTTAGGACGGTAGTTACGTCCGCTCGATACGGGTTTTAAGTCTCCGTTCCGACAATTAGTGTCCAACATCTATGATTGTTAATTTATTCATAGCAGGCTGAACGATGCTGTGCATATATCCATCTCCGTCCACATCCTCATAATCTTTAAACAAACGCCAGAAGGCATCTGACTCCATTTTTGTCCAAGATAGGGAAGGGTTGGAGTTGGGATTTGTATAATGCCTGTAATGTTCAAGCAATTTATCTTCAAGCCTATTTCTTTCTTTTGTTTTAGCACTTTCCTCAGACTTTGACATTCTTTCGTCAAGTTGCTTCATATGCTGTGCTAAATCCATTTGAAGCTCTCTTAAACCTTGAATTTCGCTTTTTAATTCGTGTTGTATCTCAACACTTTGTTGACGATATTCAGGATATTTTCTTACTGCACTAAGAGCTTCGTTTAACTGCTCTTCGTGTTTTCTTTCAGATTCGTGTACGTTTATCATATGTTCACGAATCTTTTTGTAAACCATATAAAGAAAAACTCCAGCAAGTATGATTTCTACAACGTGCAGAATGGTGACATCACCAAATAGCTTTAAAAATTCATCCATTCCCTTCATCTATTATCCCTCCTTGTCCGGAGAAACAATAGATGCAACATCTTCATTTGTAGAAAGAAGATTTCTCATTTCTACAAGTGCGTCGTCTACATATTTACTAAACATTTCAAAGGTTAATACTTTTGCTATCCACGGGAATTTTTCAACAAATTTATCGTAAACCGTTGATAGTTTAATTTTTCCTGTGCCACTACCATATTCTTTTTCGGCAAGAGTTACAGCTCCAAGAAGCCAACCCTTAATCTGTTCATACTGTTCGTCTTTAGAAAGCGGAATGAATTCTTTCACCGCAACCACAGTAATTACAACGATAGCGATTAACCAAACAATTTCAGCCCAATATGTAACTAAAAAATTTACTATGTTATTCATAGAGCAATTCTCCTTTATCAAGTCATATTTTTATATAATCTGTGAAGAAAAACAATAACATCCTGTCTTGTACAGTTTGTGTGCAGTTTTAGGTTTCCTTTATCGTCGCCGAATAAAATGCCTTTATCTAACGCACTCTGTACTGCATCAATTGCCCATTCATCAGGGGAATTGTCTACACCGTTATCAACAACTTCTTCAACTGGTGGTGTAGGTTCGGGTTTCGGTGTATCAAGATTGACTGTTTCAACATATTCTGCATATAAATAGCCAGTACCAATTTCAGGATATTCTACTCTATACCAACCATTACTTGTCTTTGCCGAAATGATAACTTCATCTCCAGCGGTATGTTGTCCGATAATAGAAGAAGATGTGGTAGGCATTTTTCTCACATTTAATGTAGTTGCAATTACTTTTCCATAAAGATTTACAGCCTGTTCAGCAAAATCCACAGAACCATTTATTGCGTTGTAAACATCTTTTCTGAAACCATCCATCGTATAACCCATATTTAAGCCGTTCCAGAGGTGCTCAGGGTCTCCGTGGTTACTTGCTATACCTCTCTTGTGTCCTTCCCTGTGCGAGACGATTACGCCGTCTCCAAGCGGGTTTAAACCGTATTCCTTGCAGAGATATGCAAATAACTCAACTGCCGCATCATACGTTCTTTTGACACAGGCTTTTGCTTTTGCAGTATCCGAGCAAGTAAAAGAAGAACCCCCTGTATATTTAATACAAGAAGGCTCACACATTTCTATACCGATATGAGTATTGTTTGAAGAACCGCCACCGTGCCATCCTCTGTGATTCCAAGGTAGGCACTGATATACATTACCATTATTAGCATCAATAAACCCGTGAACACAAGCAGTATTATACGTAGGCTTATTCCAATTACGAATGAAAACTTCTGCCGATGGCTGAGGACAGCCAACGCTATGTAACATCAAGCCTTTTACAGTAATTTTTCTGCCCGATTTATAACACGGATTTTGAGTCATAATACTTTGTATTAGATTCATATAATCACCGCCTTATCTTACGAGTTCATCAAGTTATAAAGTCTGTTAATAAAAATCAAAACTTCCTGCCGTGTACAAATGTCGTGTAGTTTATAATTTCCTGTATCATCACCGAATAGGATTTTGTTCTCAACAGCCCAATTAATAGCCTCTTCAGCCCATACATCGGGCGTGTTATCTCTTATTGTGTTAGCCATATCGTTTCCTCCTAACAATCTCGATTATTTTCTTGTTCTTTTGTGGTGTGGTTAAGTCTGCTTCCATATTTACTCACGTTTTCAATTGTTTTTGTGACAAAATAGGGGATAACTACACCTATTACTGCGGTCACAATGGTCTTTGAAAGTGTTTCCGCAATTTCGGTTTTACCAAACCACGCCAATATATATGAGCACCACATCATAGCAATTGAGTTAACCAATATAAAGTTGAGCATTCTTTTGTGGTACTCTTGCTCATTATGTTTTTTAATCTTTTTTATGAGATTAGCAATAAACTTCAAAAGAATTACCTCCCTCAATCATTAAAATGCTGACCAAATAATTCAAAATAATAGTTGTCCATTTTACGAATTAAATGATATGTATTTCCATATGAAGCGTGGGCACGCCAACTACAATACGAATCCTTGATTTTTCTCATAGTCATCGTGCCCTCACTGTAACATTTTGCAAATTTCTTTAATTTGCGTTTAACATTCTCCTTGCTTCTTTTACGAAGCTTGCAGACCACCTTACCCGTATCTGTCAGATAGGTATGAAATCCCAGAAAGTCAATTCCGTTCTTCATCGGAAGAATTTGTGTTTTCTTATTAAGCTCCAAACCATACTCCGTCAAATAGTCGGTAATGACTTTGAGGCAATATTGCAAATATGCTTTGTCTTTGTGTATTAAATAAAAATCATCAACATATCTGCCGTAGCCTTTAATATGTAATTTTTCTTTTATAAGATGATCCATATCATTAAGTAATATTAAGGCGTATAATTGACTGCTTTGATACCCGATAGGGAGTCCAACACCATTATCTATGCTGACAGAATCAATAATGATATTAGATAGCCATTCGATATCTGCATTGTCGAATAATTTATGTATCTTCTCTTTTACCAAATCGTGGTTGATGTGAGCAAAGAATTTTTTAATATCACACTTTAAAATCCACCCGTCAGCATAATGACCTTGCTCAACCGGCACGAAAGGTAAATTATTTTCTCTTCTATATTTTTCAGCAGCGGCTTTGTTTGAAAAGAAATAGTGACGTAAATGCCCCTGTAATCTATCCAAACCAAAATGAATTCCTTTACCAAATTGTGACGCATAATTGTCATATATAAATTTGTTGCAAACCATAGGATATAAAACGTTGTCACAATACGAATGTTGAACTATCTTATCTTTAAAAGGGCAGGACTCTATATTTCTTTCTTTGGGATAATAAACAGTAAATTTGTTTGATTTCCCAGTAGAGTAATGTCTATCTTTTAATTCATCAGATAATTGCACGCATTCAGTAAGCATATTAATTTCAAATTTGTTTGCAGAAGGATTATTAAGCTTGCCGTGCCGAGAATTATAAAATGCTCGTTTTATATTTGAAAATCCATAAATTTCTTCGTACATTTTCTCATACTCCTTAAATTCAGTTTCCATTGTGTATAGCCAGTGTTCAAAGACACAGTGCATCAACGGTTTTGTATTTATCCTATAAAGGACGGGATATGCTTTCCTTTGGTAGTGAAGATGTTGTTTTCAGCCTATTGCTTACTTAGTCTAATCATATCACCGAAGCGGGACGGACACCCAAAATGCCATTATACGCATTGCAATAGTTGTAATCACCGTCACGATTGACGTACCTGACGTTGTAACCATTGTCGGCATTGGGAGAACGGAGCAATATTTCAAAACATACCCCAATGTATATTAAAAATTAGAACGTTTACTGTCTGCATTTTTCCACGACAGTATCATTCTTTTTACATCCATAACCTGTCTAACCCAATACTCGCAGCTCTTGTCATTTATATAATTTTCATCAAGTGAAAGCTCAATGTAGAGCAAAAGAATATCACACATATAAATAGCCTCAGACTGACAGAGTTGTCTTCTGTCAAACTGGGCTTTTATATTTGTGTTCATATAATTTGCTTTCATTAAAAGTTTGTATATTTCAATGACAGTTTTCTGCATTGGGTCAACAAGAGTAAATCGTGCTTTCTTAGGATAGCGTTCAGAATTATTTGTAAGTTTCATTGTGTGCTTTATAAGCCTTTTAGTGAGAACGATTACTTTTAGTTCGTCGTTCTTATTAAAAATTTCCTGAGACCTTTGATTCATTCATAACGCTCCTTAAATATAATATTTTGGTTTCTCTTCGTTGAATAGCCAATATCTTAGGTAGTCGTCCAATATAATTGCAACTGCGGTTAAGAAATACCAAGCAAAAGCAAATGGCAGACAAACTTGTCCTAAGATGTTAAATGGAGTGTTGGAATAATCCCAAATATTGAGATTTAACCATAAATTTAATACGCATCCAAAAACAAATTCAAGTAAGAGTACCAAAAGAGTTCCTATCAAACATTGAAGCCAAAGTGGAGTTTTCCACGGTAAATATTCGTTGATTAATCCAATAAATATAAAAGCCAATCCACCCATCATATATGTAAATC